TGGTATAGACGTAGGTATTGGATTTAGAAATGGTGGTCTTGCCGGCATCCTGGAGGTGTAATGGCCGATCAAGTAGTTTCACGAGTATTAAACAAAGGTCCAAACGTCAAAGCAGATCCCAGACTTTCAAAACTTTTTGATGAAGGTAAACTATATCACCTACGTTTAGGGTTTGGAGATAATAGAAAAACTTATTACGGAACTAAGGCAGAATTAGATCTTATATTTAAAAATAGAACTACATCTGGTGGTGCACGTAACGTCGGACTTAAACCACCCACAGGTTTTGTAACTGGGCAAGACATGCTTCAAGCTGCAAGAGATAAAAATATTTTTGTAAGCAAAGGCAGACAAGCATCTAACTTCGCAGATAAATTTAAAATTCCTAAAAAAACAGTTAAAGGTAGAAATTTTTATGATGCATCCGTATTTGAGGATCAGAAAAAAGTAGACAAGATTCAAAAAGCTCAAGTAATCGCAGGATCTGGAACACCAGAAGCAAAGAAAAAATTTTTTAAGGGCAAATCTTTTGAAAGTAAAAAAAGATATAAAGCAATAAAAAAATTTGGTGGTATTCCAAAAAGAACACCATTTCAAGGAACTAAAAAAACTAACCTATCACACATGGACGATATATTTTCACAATATATTACCGGCTCTAATTTAGGTTATGCACCTGCTTCTATAAATTATAAACTTGCTGACAAAGATGGAATAGATTTTAAAATGAGAGCTCTTTATAAAAAGAGAGAAAAATTATTAACAAAAAATCCAAAAGACCTTGTCAAACAATTAGAAGATATAAATATTAAAGGTGCAAAACTTGCCGGCCAGTCACAAGGTTTTAAACAATTTACTTTCATGGACCCAATAACTAAAAAGACATCTTCTTTTGGAGGTGGTCGTTTAGCTATTGATATGTTTAATGAGTTTCCGGGTATGACTGAAAGACAGATTGTAGACTATATTAAAAAAGCAGATCCAAATGATTTTGATGCACAACTTAAAATTAAAATGTTTGAAGAAAACAGAAAAAATGTTTTTAAAGCTGCAAATAAATTATCTAAAAAAGAACAGTTAGCAGTTTGTAGTTTATTATCACGTGGTGGATTACCAGGAGATTGTGCTGCAGCAGTAAATAAAGATCCCGTAAAGGCAGCGGAAATTTTTCAACAATCAGATTCTACTAGTCCGGCAATGACAAAATTAAAACAAGCATCAAATGGTTTTTTAAATTTTGTAAAAGGTCCTGGTGTCAGAGGATTTGGTGCAGCTGCAATCGCAGGCGCGGCTGGTGCAGGATTAGTAAAACAGTTTAATAATAACGACCCAACAACTTATTTATCAAACGAAGACCAACAGAAAAGTATGTTGGCTGAAATGGCAACGGATCCAGTAACTATAAATTTTGATAGACCTGCAATATTAGATTATCAACTACCAGCGTTAGGTGCAGAGGCTGCAGCAGGTTTAGCTGTTACAGCACCATCAACAATCAAAGCTAGTAAATCTAGAGCACTTGGTATTGAAAAGAAAAGAGTTGCACCTGGTACAATTAAAACTGGTGCAAGAGTTTTAGGTAGAGGTCTAGCTTCACTTGGAACACCCTTAGGTTTATTACCAATGGAAGCAGCTAATATAACTTCACAAATAGCAGAAGGTGATTCACCATTAGATATTGCAACAGATCCATTAAATTATCTTGGTGCAACTTTTGCAGAGCCGGCAACTAAAATCGCATCTAGAGGTGTTAATCCTAAAATAGCAACAGCTATGAGACTAGGTATGAGTCCTGGAGCTTTGAGAGTATTATCTAGATTTGGAGGTATTGGATTAGGTGCATCACTAGGTATAATGGGTTTACAAAAATTAAGTGACTTATAATGGTTAAATTAATACCAGGAGGTGGCCCACCACCAAAGAAAGGACCTAACTCACAAGGGTTGAATGTTCCTTTTAAACAGACTATAGTAGTCAAGAACTCGGAGAAAAAGAATGTCAACAATAGACAAGGCTCTACCAAACGTAGTAGAGAACACAGTAAAAACGCCTAGCGACGAAGAAGTTGCAGTAGCACAAGAACAAGTTTTAGAATCACAAGGTGGTGAGGGCGTAGACGTACAAGAAAACGAAGATGGATCTGTAGATATTAATTTTGAACCAAACAAAGTTAATCAACCAAACACAGAATCACATTTTGATAATTTAGCAGATTTATTACCTGACGATGTTTTAGGAACATTAGGCTCAGAGCTTTTTAACAATTACATGAATTACAAATCTTCTCGTAAAGAGTGGGAAGATGGATACATAAAAGGTTTAGATCTTTTAGGATTTAAATACGAAGATAGAACACAACCCTTTCAAGGTGCTTCAGGTGTAACACACCCAGTATTAGGAGAAGCAGTCACACAGTTTCAAGCGCAAGCTTATAAAGAATTACTACCAGCAAAAGGTCCAGTGCACACTCAGATCATGGGTGTCATAGATAGAGTAAAAGAAGACCAACAAGATGAAAGAGTATGAACCCGAGTTCGATCAGATGCTTTTTTATCTCCCTCTCAGCGGCTCTGCTTTCAAGAAAGTTTATTACGATGAACTTCTTGACAGAGCCGTATCTAAATTCGTGCCGTCAGACGATTTGATAGTTCCATATACAGCTACATCATTAGAAGATGCAGAGGCTATAATACATAGATTAAAAATTTCAGAAAATGATTTAAGAAAAAAACAAGTGTCAGGTTTTTACAGAGATATAGAACTACAACCTGGATACACACAAGATACAGAAATTGAAAAGAAAGAATTAGAAATAGAAGGTGTTAGAAAATCAAAAGAAGAAAATGATTTTACAATTTTAGAATATCATGTTGATTTAGATCTAGAAGGTTTTGAAGATTTAGATCCAGAGACTGGAGAGAAAACAGGAATTAAATTACCTTACGTCGTAACACTAGATCAAGGTAGTAAAGAAGTTTTATCTATTAGAAGAAATTTTAAAATGGGAGACGTACTTAGAAAAAAAATAGATTACTTTGTACACTTTAAATTTTTACCGGGTCTAGGTTTCTACGGCTTTGGTTTAATACATATGATTGGTGGTTTATCTAAAACTGCAACAGCAACATTAAGATCTTTAATAGATGCAGGAAGTTTTTCAAACATGCCTGCAGGATTTAAACAAAGAGGAATTAGACTCAGAGATGAAGCAGAGTCTATTAAACCTGGTGAGTTTAGAGACGTAGATGCTCCTGGTGGTAACATCAGAGATGCATTTATGCCTTTACCATTTAAAGAACCATCAGCAACACTATTACAATTAATGGGTGTTGTTGTATCGGCAGGTCAAAGGTTTGCCGCGATTGCTGATATGCAGGTCGGTGACGGCAACCAACAAGCAGCTGTTGGAACGACAATTGCTCTATTAGAGCGTGGCTCAAGAGTGATGTCAGCAATCCACAAAAGAATGTACGCTGCAATGAAACAAGAGTTTAAATTATTAGCAGATGTGTTTGCACAATATCTACCACCAGAATATCCGTATGATGTTGTTGGTGCACAAAGAATGATTAAGCAAACAGACTTTGATGACAGAGTAGATATTATACCTGTTGCTGATCCAAATATATTTTCACAATCACAAAGAATTAGTTTAGCACAAACAGAACTACAACTTGCGATGTCAAACCCACAGATACACAATATGTATGAGGCATATAGAGATATGTACGAAGCTATCGGTGTAAAAAATATTGATCAAATACTTCCACCACCACAACAACCTATGCCAATGGATCCTGCTACTGAAAATATTTTAGCGATGAGTGGTAAACCTTTCCAAGCATTTAAAGGTCAAGACCATAGATCACATATTACAACTCACTTAAATTTTATGGCTACTAATTTAGCTAAAAATAATCCTGCAGTGCTTGGTGCATT